AATAACTGTACCCTATCCGGCGCTCTTTTCATAGCCAAATAATAAGCCAATCCTGCTGTCATACACGGGAGAAACCTGAATACGGTTTCCATGTTATTGGTGTAATCCCCAGCGTCTTGCATTCTGGTCAACGCATAGTAATAAATTATATCCGTTGAATTTTCCGGAGTAGGATATAAATACAATCTCGGTGTTATATGCCGTTCTAAAAAGAACTGACTTGGTTTACTTTCAGTAGATTTATTGGGTGTGTATAAAAAATCAGATCGACTGATTCTTGTTAACTGATAATCAACATTATCACGTTGAATAACCGCAGAAGTTATATCAATAATATCCGTACCTAGATCCTCATAATTAGTCCCTTCGGTAACGGTAAAATTACTTTTGGTAATAAGCCATTGATTTAAACCCCGATTGCCCCATTCAGCAACTAAAAGGTTTAAGGAACGACGTGCAGTCTCTAAATCGTACCCGGTACGAAGTTCAAGACCACAGCGTTCATAAGCTTCTTCTATAATCTCGTCTATACTAAGATCGAATGAAGTTGTCCCTGATGTAGCCATAATTTAATAACCACCGGGTTTAGGTTTTTTCTTACCTTTTTTTCCGTGAACAATACCACCGTGCATGTATCCGTCTGTGCTTTTGCTCCAGTCTATTCCTTCTCGTATGGCGTTTCTTCTATTAGTTAATCCGGGCATTATTTTCTCCTAAAAATACTTAGTTACTTTTCTACGGCTTTCCATGACCTTTCCACAGCCCACAGCAATTTTAGCTTTCACTGGTTTCTTTGGGGAAACTTTTGCTGTTTTCTTAGTCATTGCTCCTAGTTATGCGGTGCTTCGTAATATTTTAAGAATTCACCCCAAACCGTGTATTCATTACCTGCATCGGCTGTAGAGGGTATAACCAATAGGACATCACCCGTATAACCGGATGCCTCTGTGTTTATTAAACCACCTATATCACTGAAATCGAACGCATTGTCATACGATAAAGTTAAAAAAGTAACGTCTGTCGTTGCATCCCAATTTAGGGAAGCCGGTGCATCAGGGGCTCCGCTTACGGTGTACCAAATTTTATTTAGTGCAACGTGCGTGCATGAGTTACCGTTTGTAGTCGATTTTTCAAGGGCAGAAACATCAACTAATGTTGTGCTACTACCACTCCCATCCGAATACACAGAGCAATACGTGACCAGTTTCTTATCAAAGTCGTACTGAATAGTTGGTCCTGTGACTGAATCAGCCATGTCTACCTCCTATTAAGCGTCAGCAAATGGTGTTACTAAAGTTCCTGAACCTAATAACTGTCCTGCTACATGATATTTAGCACTTGCCATTGCAGTGAAAACTACAATACTTCCTACTAATCCACCTTTAGTGGTGCCATTTTGAGTAAACGTATCATTAGCTGCGGCAGAAATAAAGCTCTTACCGGCTGCGCTGTCATCAAGACCAGTATACGATCCACCAACAAACTTGTCTGTACCATCAGTTGTAATATCCATATCTGTAGCAGCAGTTACTACTATAAAAGTGAATTGGGCACCTAAGTTAGCTAATTGGTTTGGATCTGTTTTATCTGTAGGTTCTGTAACCACGATACTAGGAAGTGTGAACACTCCGTCTGCATCATTACATAAAAGAGGCCTACCTGCGTGCAAAGCTACTGTAATTGTAGTATTAGCAGTTAAGCTGACAACAGAGTTATAACCTGCATTAATAAATCCAGCAAGGGATCTTACTGGACCTGAAAAAGTTGATTTAGCCATTTTATTCTCCTAACTAAAACTGTTATATCATCTTGGAGTAAGTCTGCCGAGTCAGTTGATACAACAAATTATCTCGGAACGCTTTGAGTATATCAGAAAAAGTTTTAAAGGGAATAGAAATAAGGTGCCGGGTTGAGTAAGAAACCCCCGGCGGGGTTCCATAATTACGTATTAGCCTTATGCTCCAGGACTACCAAATACTGCACGGGGGTCAGACCACCCGAACGAGTATCTTTCGCGAGCTTTGTACCTAACATTACCAGTATCAAAATCAGCTTCCATCGAAGTTCTGATTGGTGAACGATCAAACATTTTGAATCCGTTCGGACAATCAGTCTTGATGAACCAAGCATCAGTATCTGTCAGATAATGATTAACTGTATAGCCTTCAGGGACGAGTCCCATGTTGCGTATAGCGTTAATATCATTATCAGCAGTGCTTACTCTGCCGGGTGATTCCAATATTCTATCAGACACGAACTGTAGCTCTTTAGGGATAATTAACTTAGTCCCTTGAAGTGCTACTTTTAAACCACGCTCGTCAGTGAAGGCAGCTATATCAATTAGTGCTTGTTCCAATGAAGTTTCGCTCAGGTCAGCAGATGTTGAAAGTTCATTCCGCAAGTTAGGACCGCCCACAGTGGGGTGGTCAGTTGCGCAAAGTTCTTTCGTATCACCGCCAGGGTAACTTGAATTGAAAGCTCTATTTAATACAGAAGCTCCTTTGATTTGCTTGGTGTTCGCCATACTTCTTGCAAGCGCTCTAGTATATCTTGCCGATAATCTATCGTACAAGTTATCTTCGACCGCTTCTTCTGTAATGCTGAATGCCAGCGCGACAGTTTCATGTGTGTAACGTGACGTGAAAGCCTCTTGGGCTTGGTCAAACGCTACGCCTGCTCCTTCTGACTTAACCGGTGCGGTATCAAAGCCTGTTAACATTACTTCTTCCTCGAAAGCACGATCACTTGATTCGGTTTCAAAAATTGCTTCTGATTCCTTATCATATCTATCGTACTCAAGGCCGAATAATGCGTTCAAACCTGGAAGTAATTCTTTGACTAATTGGGCTCTAGTAATTGCCATTTATATTACTCCTTATGTACCAGCGACTGCACCACGCATGTAATGCTCATTAATTAAAACAATTAAGTTTGCATTATTTGCGGTGAGGTCACCGTTTACGTCGTCTTGGACCACACTCACAATTTTAAGCTGTAATGCTGCTGTAGTGTTAATGGTACTAGAGTCGAGTTCGCGAGTAGCAACACCAGTTGTCGTACTACCACCTATCCCATCAGTATCAGCATTTCTGCCTATACATGTTTGGGCCGAAGCACCATCCGCCTGAACAACAAACAATTGGTTAGGATCATCATAGATATAAGCTTCTATTTTTCCACTTCCAAGTGCCGTTGTGCTGGCCGGATAGTAATTCTTAAAGGTAGGAGTTCCGTCAGTAGCAACATAATAACAATGCGAAAACGCACCCACGATATTAGCAGAACTAGCTGCTGCCGTGTTGATGTAACCGCTTGCGAATATGGTTATATCACCTTGATAGATGCTTGTGCCATATCCAGAAGGATTAATCAAATATGTGTTAACTATCTGAACGGAAGAACCGGCGCTGTTCCCCTTATAGGGGTTTAAGCCAAAGGCTTTGTCTACATTTGCCATTTCTTGTCTCTAATTTCCAAGAATTAAAATCAAGAACCCTTATTCGGATGAATCTTGGGTTCCACCTATTGTTACGCGAGATTGTCTCTCAGGTCTACTGATAGACATCGAGGGGTGACTTCCATCTCTCAACATATCGTTATCGACAGCATCCATCTGATTTTGCGTTTTAGACGCAAAAAAAGCTTCTCTTTCCTGTACGGTTTCGATAGGAATCCTACATAGAATCAACCCGCCAACTCCAATTA